TTGGTAGACTTAGCCAGACCAGCATAGTATTTCTTTGGTTGAGTACCTTCTTTATCCTTGATATCAGGATCTTGTGCAGCCTCATTTCTGAGCCTTGGTTCTCTACGATTTTTAGATGGATCTTCGGTTCTTAGATTGGTAGGGTCATTGTTCATAGGATTATTATCCTTATGTCCGATATCTTTACCCTTAACCGCTTTACTGCCCTTCAGAGCGGTCATTGCTCTACGAGCCTTGTTCCGAGAAGAACGACGAGCAACTTGTTCTGGTTTTCCTTGGTAGTTCTCGTACTCTTTTTTGTAATCTCTTTCTTCGGTGGTCTCTTGCGCTCTTGCTATTTGATCAGGAGTAGGTGCACCCTTCTCGCCCTTCTTACGCATCTTCTCACCACGTGCTCTCTTGGCACGAATATTATCCCAAAGACCTTCGTTCTTGGCTTCATAAGAGATAACTTGGTTAGGAGTTTTGAAATCTTTTTTACGCATGATGGTTTTCAGTGTGATCTGAATATCATCATCACCCTTTGGTCTAATGACAACAGGCATATTCAAATCAGACGGCAGATCCTTCAAAACAGCTTGCATATCTTCGATTGACTTGATCTTATTGCCTTTAGCTTTATGGACCTTCTTGAAAAACTTCTGCAGTTCAGCAACCTTAATATCTGGGTTGTTTCTGGCATCATTCATTCTATCTGCAAAGTGACGTGTAAACTCAACATCGATACCATACTTACCAAGAAGCTTATCAGCAAATCGTTCCAACCCAGTGATTTGTGATGGACTTACCTTCTCTTCAACAGGCTCAACGGCATCAAGCCATTTACGGACACGCTTTCCGTCTTGTTGTTCGATAATAAGATAGTTTGATGCACATTGTGCTACTACACCAACTTCTTCATTTTCTTTGATGATGACTTGATCACCAACTGAGTATAATCCTCCATCAACATATGCTTCACGCATATCAGATACTGGATCTAGCTGAATGTGTCTCTTAAACTCAGTCTGTTCTTTAAGACCCATGCCTTTACGAACCATGTTGAAAATCTTTTTGGCTTCAGCATTGTTTACGCCCTTTGGAATACCCAAAGAAAACTTGGTGAAATCGTCGTCAGATGCAGCGGCTCTCATCTTAGAAGCAGACATACCAGAGGCACCTTCAGCATCAGGATCTCTTTCTCCAGCGGATACAACCTTAATATCCATAAAGTTATAGAAGCCGTGAGTACCTTTTTTGCCGTTGTATTTTCTGAGAAGAATATCAAACTCATTTACTCTATCTGAGCCTACGACCATGACTACATTACGAAACCCTTCGTCGTACAGAGAGGTAGCAATCTGAAAGAGGTTCTTGATCTTGTCAGCTTTGAGAATACTCCTCGCATGACGTGGAAACATCTTACGAGCAATCTTAACTTTATCTTTGTAGCTAAGAGGATTTTTCTTGGGGTCTTGAGACTGAGACAAGTACATACGATAAGGATTCCTACCAGCAGTTTTTGCCATAGCGTCTAACAGTTTTTCATGACCAATGGTAGGCGGATTCATACGCCCAAAAGAGAAAACAATAATTTTGTTCTCTTCAACTAGATACTGTCTAAATGAGCCTATCATTTTTTAGAACCGCCTGGCTGCTTACGATCTTTTTCACGTTGCTTCACAACTTTGACTAGTTTCTTAGCTGTCCTTTGAATCTTGGTTTGAAATGCTGGCTTTTTCATTTTTGCTTCAATCTCGGCTTTGCGACCAGGAGATATGTCAGTAGCACCTTTAGCCATCTTGTTAAACATAGCCTTGTAAGCAGATCTATGTGCTCTTTTTTTGAGTTGGTCCCTTGAAGCAAACTTACGAGCCGCTTTTGCAGCACCCATCTTCATTTTGGCTTTATTGCGCTTGGCATTTCGAGACAACTTGAGACGTGTCTGCATAGAGATCTTTTCATCTAGACGATGACGTCTGTAGGCACGGTAGTTAGTGAGTTCATCCTCACCAGGACGATACTCAACAGTATACATATCTTTAAATCTTAACATTCGGTTTCCCCATTATCGGCCTTTATCCCAGCCCTTTAAAACGTTAGGCGAAAAGTTGTTGTACGAGAACTCTAGTCTGTCAACAATCTTTAACGCATCACCACCAATTTTGTCAATAGCCACATAACCTTCAGGTCCTGTGGTAGCATAACCCTTGTTTGTTTTTACAAAGGTCTTTACAGAAGATAATTTATTTAATCTATTTATAAGGATTAGCTTGGCTAAAACAATCTCTTTCTGTAAATCAAATAGGAATTTTAAACTTTTTTTGTTCTTGGTGCTGAAAAAACTAAGTATAGCATCTAACTTTGCTTTCTGAGTTCCTTTGCCTCGTTCAGTTTTTCTTTTATCAATTTCCTTTTGATACTTTGCTGATATCCATTTGATAAGATCGGATACATGTCGTGTTGTATTTCCGATAACACTTCCTGCTCTGACGAAGGTGTTGTTATAAGTTTCGATGAGGATTGCCAAGTCTTGATTCGCTTCAATGGTGCGAAGAGTAGTTCCAGAAATCTTATTGAATATCTTACCAGCGTTTGAAAGATGACCATTTACTTTCTCCAATTCTTTTTCATTCATAGTATATTTTGTCATGTCTCGTAGCATAGCATCTTGCGACCAAACATCTTTAGATCTAAACTTAGAGGTATCTACTCCATAGGATGCCTTCATTGATTCGAAGTCTGATCCTTTGTATGTGGTGTGCCAGACAATCCCCAGTTTCGCTGATGTGATATCTTTCGCATTTGGGCTATCGCTTGGAACAGCGTAGACAATGGTATTGGGATGAAACGTAAGATAGGACTCTCCTTTAATCTTTTTTGTTTTGACGTCACCTGGACCGAATAGAAAGTCTCCTTGGATAACACCTTTGATACCAATCGATGGTAGATGCTTCAATGCTAGTTTAAGTTTATCAGCCAGATCACCAGAAGTATCAGCGTCGATGTCGCCACTAGTTTTATAGACTTTAGGATTCTTGTTAAAGATCCCCTTCTTCGCCACAAAAAACTTTCCGTCATTAGGGTCAGTACCAGCAAAAATAGCAGGAGCACCATCCCACTTAACAGAAACGCTTCCATCTTGTTCCCCCTTTAGCATGTCCCTCACTGATCTAAGTGCCATGATGCTTTCACGTGCACCGTTGACTCCACCTCTGAACACAGCATCTTCGATGTGTGTCATGTGTGTATTCTTTTGTTCTGTTAATGTTTCTTTGAAAGTTTTCATGGATTATCTATCAACTCCGTCTATGATAATCAAATCAAAGATTGCGCCAATCTCTGATGTCGCACCAGCTTTAGCACGAACTTGAATGTCTGTTTTCTCTGTAAACTTTATTGGAACAGGATAATCATAGTTAACTGATGCAGCAAATGTTCCCCATAAACTTTTTGTATTCCAAGCACCTTCGTTAAATTCTTTTGCTCTGATTTGAAACTGGGCTTCTTGGTTTTTAGATAGAGAACCTTGAAACTTGATAAGATATGCTGTCATTTTTGCAGGAACGGTATAGACAGCCATAAGAGTTTGACCTTCATTTGCAGCAATACGAGCAACGTCTGAGGAAGAAATAGATGCGGTAATATTACCTGCATTGGTTTCACCTGTGCCAGCACTTGCTACTCTCATTCTAAATACACGAATGAATGTTGCAGTAGTTGTTACTGCTGACTGCCCATTCATAGTTACAGTTTCTGTTTTTTCTATATAGTTTGCATCCAGACCTTGAATTTCTACAGTACGAGCACCAGTTCCTGCAGAAGTATCTGCTGTAGATGCAGAAACTATAGAAACAACTGCAGCCGATGATGGTAAGTTATTTGTTCCAAGGTCAGTAACAGTTTCATATGAACTGCCAACTGCGGAGTTGTAACCAAATTTATTAACATGACTAGTGTCTTTTACACGTCCAGCAGAAATTTGAATAAAGTGTTCTGGGGAAAGATACATTGAAGCCATTTATTCTACTCCAAACAATTTTTTAACATCTTCAGAGTTGTCTAGGCTATATTTACTCTTACCTCTTGTCAATAGTCTGCCTTGAACTCTTAATCCTGCACTACGTGCTGGTGTTGGTGGATCTGTTGGAAATGACAGTTTGCCACCACCAAAACCAAGTCGCATTTCTATTTGGATTTCTGCTTTCAGAGGCGGCACATCTAACTTGAGTGGGTTTTTACCCATGTAGAAAAGACCTGCACCACCAATGTTAATATAGAACACACCTTTTTTATTATAATGTTTGACAATAAACCCAACGCCAGTTTTTACATTCTTGTTAATCTTAGCAAGCAATCCTTTTTTCTTCAGTATATCTCGACCATCTTTTGATACCTTGATTGGAACACCACTGATAGATTTATGAAACTCTCTTGGTTCCAACTGTCTAGCTGCTTTGATATAGTTATCAAGATCAGAAGTTTTTTCTTTAGCTGCAGCAATGAGTAGGTCTAAGTCTTCTGGGTCCATAGCAGTCACTGGTGTCACTTGTTTAGTGGCAAAATCATATCTAAATGAACCCCCACCCATCTGATCTTTAGAAGAGGCTTTGATTTCGATGTTGAATGGCTTGCCGTTATATGACGCTTCGATATCTCCAGCACCTTGATTGCTAAACCCAGCACCTGGTTTATCACCAGAGTTCAGATCTGGAACTTTTGCAGCAATCATGGCCTTGTGAACTTTAAGTTCGTAGTCTAAACCACTTTGACCTACTGTCTCATTAAGATAATTTTTAAAACGAATCATTGTGTTTCCCATGAAAGTATGTTATTCTACACTATTTATATAAAATAAAAAGGGGACTCACGCCCCCTCCTTTTGTTCTATGTAAATCTTTTTTCCTCGCTGGACAACTTCGTACTGGTATTTCTCGTAACCAGAATCAGTCAAGTCTCGATTGAGAGACCCGATCCAACCAACTACATCCAGTGCTTCACCATCCGAGTCAAGTATCCCCACTAGGTAGGGATCTTTGCTGTCGTTCACTAGTTTCATTTTCTCTATCCTCTTTCAATCTCCTTAGTATGTATTCGTGATATGATTCATAGATCGAGTCCTTGTGAAAGAACTCGATACAATCCAAATTATGGTTCATTTATCAAATGCAACCTCTTTAGCATGACGCAAGAGCGTACTCTACTGCTTTCTCGGCAGCTTTTACTTTACGTACTTGGTTAGTACCAAACCACTGATTGAACAAACGAGCATCCGCAGAACGCCCTTGAATGTGGTCTGTCATGTAAGTGACAGAGTTGAGTGCTTGCCACCAAGAGCCTTCACCAAACTCAGCACCTGGCTGAGATTCAAGAACCTCATAGGCTTGCTTCGCTGGACGTGAAAGAGTTTCGGCAGTAGGGATATCTTCTTTTGTGCCGTTAGACAGTGGGAAGACTTCGCTGTAGTACTGCATCAGGCTCTCAACAGAGAAACGCTTGGAACCAAGGAAATCAGCCATTTCTTTGTACTTGGCAAACTTCTCTTGAGCCAGACCCATAGTCTCTTTTACACGCTCTGGGTTGAATGCGGCACGGTGACCAACTTTAACTGCACGTGCAGACTGAGAGTTGATAGCGAAAGTAAGAGTGTTGTTGCAAACAACACGAATAGGGGTAAATCGTACATCGATTGCCTTTCCATATTGGTGTGGGTTAGAGAACAGCATATATGAGTCTACTTGGTCACCATCAAAGACTTCAAAAGAGTCTTTGACTTTAGCCAATGCCCATACAATCTGACCACCCTTGAGTGAACCAGCAGTGTGCATTTCCATATCACCAGCAAGTACGAACTCATTGAAGAACTCGAATGCTGTCTCATTCTGGCATGGATGCCAATCTTTACCAACATTGGTAAGGATCTTACTGTCGGTAGAACGGACAAGAGATTTCTGTCCAGTTGGGATTTTTTCACCCTGATGGTCAATGTATGATTCGACCTCTTCAACGGTCCAATCACAGCCAGCCTTCTCCATCATCATCCGTGGAGTAAGATCGTTGGATACCTTTGTACCCAGACCATGCCATGGGAGATCCCCAGCATATGCCATCTGCGCTTCGCCGTTTACCATTTCAAGTTCGTGTGCCATGATGTGATTCCTTTTCTTTGATTTGATACGTGTATTATAGCAGTTTTAAAAAGAGTTGTCAACAACATAGTTGTCAACAACATATTCAGTGATATGTTTTACGACCTCACGACCGTAATCGCTGAACAAGATTCCCTGCTTCCAGACCCAATGTTCCACACACTGGATGTCACGAAATTCTTCCTTCTGACACATCCAACGAATGGCTGTTTTGAAATCACCAGCACCAAGATCTATTGTATCTTGAACACGAGTCTGAAACGCTTTGAGATCAGCTTTCAGTTGCTGTTCTTCACGCTCCATCTCTTCCTTCATTGCATCAGAGGTTCGGTCCCAGATGAGTTGCTTCTCATCATCTGAGGCAGAATAGAAAGGATGATCAGCCGTTGGACGGTAACCATAGGCATCCTTGTGAAAGTCCGAAAAGATGTCTTCGCTAAAAGTGTAAGTCATGTGATTCTCTCCGATTTGGTAAGTGTATTATAACAGTTTTAAAAAGAGTTGTCAACTCTTATTTCAGGTGCAGTGGACCTGTCCACTGAATGGTGTAGTCTTCAAAGACATTACCACGTGCTGCATTACGAGCAGGTGTTGCCCAATTTGCAGATTTCAAAATGTCACCAACTTTGAACTGCTCGTCTTCACCTTTCACGATGAACCCCCAAGCACTACCACGTTCGATGATTTTGATGTACTTACGACCTTCTTTAAAAGTCAGACCATCTTCGAACCGTTCAATCATCCAATCGGTCCACGTGTGTGCACGGTAGTCATCTTTGATTGCAGTCATAAGTTTTTCAATCGCTTCATTCATAGTCATGTTGTATTCCTTTCTTAAAGGTTAGCAATGAGATTTTCGAAGTCGGCAATCATGCCTTCAGCGGCTTTGACTGCAGCGTCATCACCCATTTCTTTGTACCGCACGATATTGGCTTCACAAGCAGCGATATAGTTCTGAAGTTGTTCTAGCATCTGATTCGTCTCTCTCTCTTGATTACACATATATAATAGCATGCGAATCACCGCATGTCAACTCTTTTTAAAAGTTTTTTTGATAAATAAATCGTTATGGAAGAAGATATGCCTTTAGGCTTTGGATATGACCCCTGCGACGATTGCATTCACTGGCTAAAGTGGATCAACGATGCATGGCGTAGAAATCCTTAGTCGGAAACACAACCCACTATGTGTATGCGGTTGAGTTTTGAACCATTCATTGCTGAGTGGTGTTTTCGTGTATCTACTCTATAGACACTACCCGCTTCCAGATGCATCGCCTCGTTCTCTACGATCATGATGCAACCAGGATCTGTCTGTATGGGAATGTGTATTCTCGGTAATCTATCTTGATGCCAACTGAGACACGTCTTCGGATTACTGACAAAGATCCGTGTCCTATGCATATTGTATTTTTTGATGTAATGGTTTATAAGAGGGTAGGCAAATACAGGATATATGAAATCAGTTTCCTTCATATACGTGCCTTTACCAATAGCATCTTTCCAAGAGCCATTGTGTTTGTCAGACTGCAAACCGACTTGTAAAGAGTCACGAGAGGATAATATCTCGTGACATTCTTTTCTGAGTCCATTTAAATCTACACTGTTCGAGATTTTACGAAAAGGCATCATCTTTCATCTTCTAACCTTTTACCACCAAGGTAGTTTACAGGTGGTGATACATTTATTTTCAAAACTTTTATTAGCCAAGTGTTAAATCGTTCTAACATAGGTACCTCTGTTTTTACATTACTATATATTATATCAGTCAGCTAAAGGATTGTCAAGTGCCTCCTGTAGTATCTCTTTTAAATCTCTTTCGAGCAATCTCATCTTTTCATCAATACGAGTTTCGGTTGCTCTCATGGTATTACGAACATCTTTCTCGTTTGCTCTGCCGCTTGCTTCAATCTCTCGTATAGATGCAGTCACATCTTTCTGTAGTGAGTTCATCTCATTACGCACACCTTCAAGAGTTGTTTCGATGCCATTCTGAGATTCCTTAATACGGTTCTCTGCCACGTCAACCTTCGCCTCGATCTTATCCACTAGGTCTTCCATTGCCATCACATCGGATCTCAAGTCGTTCTTGATATCTCTCGTGTAGTCGATTGCCTCTCCAAGCTTCGTTTCGATTACATCGTTACGTGCCGAAATCGCTTGCGTGTCTATATTGGCTATGATTTCCTTCATGTCCATATAGTCTTTGTAAAATTCGAAGCCGCCCCATAAACCACCCCCGAGGGTACCAAGTAGCGGAATCAGAAGCAGCAGCTTTGAGCCACCTACTTTGATTCCTTCATATTCGATCTCTGCCATCTAACAACCTTTCCCACCTAATGTATAAACTCTATTTCTGCCCCAGCACTTATTCAATGGCTTGATTACATTATTTGGTAATGCTTGACCAGGGTATCTGTAATGGGGATATTTCTTTACGAAATCTGCGAGTTCTTTCTTTTCTATATGACCTTTTGCTTGTAATAGTTCTGCTTGGCAAGCCGCAAGAGAGTTCCAATCAAGTTGCTCTCCTGCGACTACCTCTTGTTGTTTAACGCAATATTTTGTTATTTCATTAGACTTCATGTCAATCAGAACTTCTAATAATGTGTCAATCATATTACCTCACTTTACTTTTTCTTTGCGTATGCCTGCCCACCAAAGAATGCGGCTACGATTGCTGCAACCGACACAAAGTATGTCGCTGCCATATCGCCTAGGATCTTACCTGCTTGGTCTAGACCAATCCACATTGCCAAGACAACAGCAAATGGATAGAGCAACAAACCAGCCAAGGCGAACCAAGTCATGTTACGTTGCGCATCTCTCATTGCATCTGCATCTTCGAGTTCTTTACGTTTAAACTCTAGGTACATTGCCTCTTCTTCGGCACTTACTTTTCCGTCACCGTTACTATCGGCTGGGTGATAAGCTTTTACTTCTTCTTCTGACAATTAATCTTGTCCTTTTAAAAGTGTGATAGCACCCCAAGCAATCATGCCATAGGCTACGAGTGAAATAGGCATGAGTATCATTGCTACTCCACCTGCGATAAGAACGGCACCGTCCCAAGACGTTCGTTCTTTAAGTCTACTTTTTATCCAGTTCATTGATTCTGTCCTCCAGTTCATCTATTTTTCTGGTTATTTTTGGATATTTCTTCCGCCAAGCATCAGGTGGTTCTTGTAACCAAGTCCACCCCCACCTGTTAACAAGATGATCTAGCAACTGGTCAAACTTTGAGTAACCCCAAATCCCAGCCCTTGTTTCTTTAAACCATGCGAGAAATGCCGCACCGAGTAAAGCACCAGCGATAGCCGTCCAAATCCATAGCGTATCGCCAAACATTCTTTCTAACATTTCCATCATTTCATTTTCTCAATCGCTGCATCAACGTCTGCTTGTGATACAATGCCTTCTTTAATAAGCCTTGCACGGTTCTTCATATGAACCTCTAGCAGTTCAGCTTTTGATCCACCATAGTAGTCAGCGGCATGACCTTCTTCGATAAGGATCTCAGTGACTGTCTTTTCGCCAACAGCAAAGTCTCCAAGAACTCGACCAAACTTGCCGACTTCATCCTCACCTTTTTTGTCTTCAGTCGTGATTAGAACACAACCGCCATGTAGTAGTTCTTTCAGCCTGTTCTTAGCAGCAAGACCAAACACCTTCTCTACCTTGTCTGATGTGCGTGATTCTGGTGTATCAATGCCCATAATACGTACACGTTCATTTGTTAGTTTAATACCAAATCCGAGATCGATATCTACATCAACAGTATCTCCGTCAACGACCTTGACCAGCCTTGCGTCATATAGGTTAGTTTTATGCATTAGTTTTCTCCAGATATTTTACGTAGTTTTGCATGCCATGATCTCGTGCACCGTCAAATGGTTGCTTCTTTTTCCAAGCAGCCACACGACCTCTCCACCCATCTTTAAATCTCTGCCACTTGGTCATCTTACGGATGTTGCCGTAAAAGTTAATGTAGCGCAGATCACCATGATGTTTGTAGCCCATAATGGCAAATGGGACTTTCGTAACAATGTCGTTATTGTTTACATGCCTATGGTGTTCGCAAGTAATATTGCGCACGAACTTACGTGTGCCAACTCTTGGAGATCCATATGTGAAAAGAGCAAGAGGTTTTAGCCTACTTGCACATACTGTAGCCATAGCACCACCAAGGGAGTGACCACAGATGTATAGTTTTTTCTTTTTGCCTTTATCTTTCACTAACTCATTAACTTGAGGCCAAACCTTCTCTAGTTCGTTTTGGAATCCGTTATGGACCCAACCACCAACTTGAGCACGGTCAGGGAAAGCATTTAGATCAGCAGTAATATCGGAAAATTCGGATGGTTCGGTACCACGGAAACAGATAACCATTTCGCCTTGGTTCCACACTACGTGCACTTGAGCGCCGTGCACATTATAAAATCTATGGTATGGATATCCCATCTCTTTGAAATCCATCCAAGCTTCCTTGCTCTTGTAAGCAAGTTGAGCCATAATCGCCATCTTGTGGCTCTTGTCTACGTAAGACATAGTAAACCCCTCTTAAAGTGTTAAACATAATATGTGTCACACCCAAAAAGGGGTAGTAGTAATAAATCAGTTCTCGAACGAAAGTTCTTGTAGTTTCTTTAGTTCAGCCTCTAGCCTCATAAGTTCTAGCTGCTTTTCTCGTATCGCCAACTCGAATAATCTATTGCAGTCGATTCTTTTTTTGACCCTTCGACCCAAGGGTATTGTAATTCTAGCAAACACACCAATGTCAGGACTCTGACTCATATTTGATGTGCCAATAGGCGGATTGCCATCGATGATTCCTGTCACCCCAAACTCTAGGTTCGTTGCCGACCCGATAGCATTGGTACAATCTAAATCACCATCTCTAAACTTATCTGACTGATAATTACTAGCACTATTTGGCAACTGTAAGTTCAAAGAACTATTGTCAGCATAAGCTTTACTAGCAATCACAATCAGAAAGAACACGTAAAGTATTCTCATACATCACCTCACTTAATCTTCGAGCAAACCTTCGAAGATATGACCGTATTCGCATTACTCTCTACGTTTTGCAGTCTGTTTAATTTTGAGACAGTGCAAACATACACTGCCCGTTTCACGTCTTTTTTCCGTATATAGACAGAAAAATTCTTTCTTGAAAGATGTGGCAAACTTATGATCCTATCTGTAGTAGCGAACATAAGGGGCTTCATATCTTTATCCAACACTTGGATTTCAAAAAACTTTACATCTTCCCTGCGGTTTAATGTCTCCAGTTTTACCACATACACATTTTCTATATGAGATTCTTTTATTTCTGGATACGTGGGTGTTAGTTCATGACCTGCAGCATAAATTACGCTGCAGCTTACAAAAACAAATCCCAACACAATGCATAACAATATTTGTTTCATTATTTCGGAATGCATTCACTAGTTACAATAGCGGTATATACACCACCTGGAAATGACTTAGTAGCGCCATAAAGTGCAGTAGATGTTACCTTGAACCAAGTGCTTCCAGACAAAACCAAATCAAACTCAGTATCATTTTCATATTCTACTTTGTTTGTTTCATACGATGACATATTTGCGTCTGATACCGCACTCACTTCTACTTCACCTGTCCATACAACACTATCAGTAAGTGTTGGACTTGATGAGAATGAATCAGGCCAAGAGATCTTGACTTTGTATGAGTCTGCTTGGATAACGTCTACACGAATGATTGGTAGAACCCCAGCGTCTGTAGCTACAGTTGTCAACTTATCTGCTGTAGGGTTTCCGTAGACACCAGAAGTTTCTGTGACAATCGAACAACGTGACTGAACATTCCCTTGAATGTTTGTGTTATTTGCGTATGCTGCACTTGTTCCCATAATAACCAAAGCAGTAGTTGCTAAGAATTTTTTCATGGTATTTCCTTCTTTAGTAAGTTTATAGTTTATTTATATTGAGAGCGTACTATTTCTCTATGTTTTGTATCACTAGCTAAACTTCTCAATGCTCTTTTGTTGTCAACAATTTCATTATCTTTTAGTACAATAGAGTCCTTATATTCGCCACCTTGTATGTCTTGCGCATAATATGAGTTAAGTTTCGGCACTTGACTGAGTGCTAACATTATAGCATTCTGTTCTGCCGCATTAGCAATCTTCTCTGTTGCACCACCAACCGCAAGTTGTTCTTGTAAGGTTTCTTCTTCTTTTTCTTCTTCCTCTGCAATCTCTTCCTTATTGCCATCGGCTTCTTCTTGTTCGGCTTTTCGATCTAACTGCAACTGAACATATTCATCCAAATACGGATCTTTAACATCAGGGTCATCAAGTAAACCATTATCCATTAAATACTGCAAGAGAGCCGATTCATAGTTTGGGCATCTTGGATCATTCAATGGATCATCACATGTATCATATACATAATCATAATGGATTATAGATTCTGTTATCGTACCATCACCTTCAACAGTAATAGAACCATTCCCTAATAGTTCTCCTGCTATACTTACTGGATCATAACCAATCTTTGTGGAACCTGGCAGTTGGTTCCAGTTATCAATGTGCAAATATGAGCAACCATTTCCATTTGGATTCTCGTTACAAATTCTGACTACAGAGTCAGTGGTAGGATCTTTCTCAATAGTATAACGATGATAAACCCCATTTACCTTTAAACCCAAGGCTTGAGGTATAACATTTGTCATAGCCCAGTTTAGCTCTGGCGTCGTACCCCTTCCGAATATTATTTCAGAGTGCGAGTAAGAGGGCCAACAAAGCACCAATGCCAAGACCAGCCTTTGCAGTATCTGCATCATCCTTATCCCAATCCTTGAATATTTTAAAATCTTTACTTGTGTTTTCTTCTTGTTTCTTTGGATCATTCTGCCAAGCATCTTTAGCCATCTGACCAATCATTCCATCGTAAGGGCATGGAGTCCCTGCATCCATCATAGCATCAAAAATTCTTGTATCTTGACACATAACAGAAACTGCTGCAACTTTCATTCCCATATCATATAATGTTTTAGCATTCTTGAGTCTCTCACAGTTAAAATCCCGGACAGTCTTGCCAGCACTGATACCAAGGATTTGTGTTTGCACCGCACCAGATACACCAACAGTACAACTATCGCTGTTACTTGTGTTAATCGAAGGACTGATAGCTGATGGTGGGGGAGACTTGACAGTGGTATTACTGTCTATTGTTTGCTTGCCGTTTGTGGTAGATTCGGTACAAATATACCCTTCTGGACAAGTAACTGCCTCTTCTTGAGCATAACCAACGGTACCGATAATAATAAAAAATAATGTTAGTAAAATTCTGTACATATTATATTCCATTGCCTAAAGTTTTCATTCAAGCTTATTTATAAAAAAAGGAACCTCTAGGGTTCCTTTTTCTGTTTTAAAATGTTTTATTTGGGTCAGAACTGAAATCTGACACCCATTTTAAGGTCTTGGTAGTCAAGGTCTTTGTCAGCGGATACTTCGCCAAACAATTCTAGATTGTCAGACAAGCCGTATGTTGCTTCAACTTCAACACCAACCATTTTAAAATCCATGCCTGTATCTACAGACGTCAAGAGTTTCGGGGCAACACCAATGTTTCCCATATCGATTGTGGGACCAACTTCCATAGCGAAGCTTTCGTTTTCAACGCTGTATTCCACTTCACCAGCAGCGCCGATGTGGAACATAGAAGTTTTTTCTTCTGCGAGTGCGCCAGTGGCAGCAAGAGCAAAAGCAGTTGCGAGAATAGTAGTTTTCATTGTAGTTTGTTTCCTATTTTTAAGATTTTCATGATAAAGAGGCCCGTTCTGTTGCTAGGTGGAACCCATACCCCCTGTGGTTATGCTGCTAGAGCAAACTCAGATGGTGCAAAGTTATCGTTTGCATTTAGTAGTTTTGGCTGAATAACGTAGGCCAACACGGTAAACTCCACTTCATTTTCACACCTGTCGATCCTATTTCGACCCCATCAAAGATACACTAGCGAGAACAAAGGGAGGATCCTAAGACTGTCCCAGAGACTTATTACTCTCAAAAGACGCTAATGTAGCTATGGTGGAGTCGCTGGGTACCGCCCCCAGGTCCAGTATGTGTCAACGTTGCTTCAACGTTTACGAAGTATATATTACTATAGAATCAGTTATAGGTCAATATGTCTTACGATTATATTATAGTAGTGATATTTATGTCACTGTCTTCCGTGGAAGAATGTTGATCTTTGGTAATCGGATGGTGAAAACAAATACCAACAGCAGTTATCTTTACCGCTCGTATTACCAAACCATTTAACTCGTCCTACACTCACAATCTTTCTAACCAATGGCATATACTGAGTAGCTTGTTTTGTATGCATCCAATCAGCATCAAACAATAGCCATGTCGGTAGTTGACTTGACAGATTTTCGATCATTGGGTGTAAGATTTTTCTGTCCCATGGTGGGTTTGTTATACACACGTCGCATCCTACAATCTTATCAGTCAAGGCATCACCATCACCCACAAAGTCAGCTTGTGGTTCTATGTCTGTCATCCAATAACCAAGTAGATTCGTGAGTTCTTCAATGTGACGAATGAGTCTACCATCTCCTGCACATGGTTCTGCGAACAGACCTTTCTTCGGTAGATGTGGTACCAGAGGTATGACCGCTTCTATTGGAGTCGGATAGTAGTCTCTTGGTTTTCTTTCAAAATCACTTCTTTTACCCATAATTTAACTGTCTAATCATAACTCATTATCGTGGATATACAACTGGATCAAAGCATAGTGAAGAACCTTTTGTAGATCCTTACGAGCATCTGCACGAGTTCCTTTGTTTCCATATCGGTTAGAATACTTGTCAATATTGCCCATACAAAAACCAGTACCATGACCACGTTCAATAATCACTTCAGTAGACTGAAACTTGTTCTTTGAGTAATGACCAGTATATGTTGAGTCAATGTAGTCTTGAAACTCACTGATCAACTCATTTTCATTAAATTTATAATCAATAGTCATTGTTTTCCTCTGCCCACTGTTCGTACATAGTTCGCAATACGGTTCCAACGTAACCTTCGTAACAATCATCACTTTCTGAATAATCGTACATTTCTGTTGCTTGTTCTTTTGTTAGCTGTCCTGCTTCTTCCACACCAAAATATTCACACATATCTGTGTGTACCCAATCATATGCAAGTTGCTCGATTTGATCTGCCAACTTATGCATTTTATTTACTTCAAACGCCATTAATGTATATCCTTATTCCAATAAAAAATGTGACGACCAATCTTCACTACTTTACGATCCATCTTCTTTGCCCATGCTGGACTTACATAATCAGCATGATAGAAAGTAGAACCTTCGGTAATGTCAGGTAACTTACCAGTATAAACCTTTTCAGCAAGATTGTAAATATCATCATATTGTTTTCCAGCCAGTGGCTTATCACTCTTTCCGTCGTGAGTCCACGAGAACTGCTTCTTCTGCCAAACCACCTCACACACAGTATTAGGGAAATGTTTTGACGCAACTCGATTCATAGTCACGTTAGCAACTGCGAGTTGTCCAGCAACAGGCTCGATTAAACTCTCGAAATAGATATTGTCAGCAAGACATTTCAGTTCCTTGCCATCAACGATAACCCTACCTGCCACATGAGTCGCAAGTGTTTTTGGTGGGGGATTAAGATAGTTGTAGATATACCCATCTTTAGAACATGCCCCCAGTATCGTAGCAACAAACGCCAAGTTAACTGCGATTGCTATCGTAGGAACGATTAGCTTTTTCATTTACACTTCCTCGTTTTCAGACATCTCGTTATCTATACGATTGATATTTGACCCAAGATCGTCGATGATCATCATCAGTTCATCTTGCAACTGATCTTGAGTGTATCCAAACCGTGCATTACGACGAATGACAGAAGCCAGTACATTTTGCATGGTTGCTGCATCGTGGATATCATTTACAATAATCATAGTGATTCGCTTTCTTTCTGATTGTCTATACACAATAGCATACAAACAAGCAAGGGTCAAGCATTTTTTAAAAGTTTTCTGAAATATCTTCGATTATATCGTTGCGTAGCCTCTCTGCCATAGGATTCATGGGGTCATTTAGACCTTTACCGTTTACAACCTTGAAAGCCAAAGTAATCCGTTCGCACTCTGTGTACA